GGGTCTTCGTGTTCCAGCGTCAATGTGTTGTTGCACCAATTAGGCATCTTAGATCTCCATTTCGTATTCGTAGAACTTAACAGCAGGGTCAAGCTTCTTCAGTTGCTTGGCCGCAGTCATCAACTCCTTATATCTCCGATTGACCTCTGCGCGAGGAAGTTCCCCATCGCAGGTCAAGTTCTCAGGGCTAAGGGCCGAGTCAATCATGTCTGCGACACGCTGACGACCACGGGCTGTTTGAATCTCGTATTGCTCGCCTTTGAAGAATGAATTCCAGTGATTCTTCTGCTCGATAAACTTTGCTAGTGCTTGCATAGTTGCTCCTTAGTTGCTGTGTGTAAGTATGTATTATAACATGGTTTTACCAACCTGTCAACCCCTTATGGACAGTTAGAAAAGAATTAAAGGAACTCCGGACTAGGCGCTAGCACCGTCTGCTAGATCGTCTGCCTTCATCATTACTGCCTACATACTCCGTCGCTTCTCCAGTCATTGCTGACCTATTTCATATACTTAGATTGAGCGTGGGCGGCCCCACAGTCCTCGCCTTAAGTACCTAACGGTGTAGGTAACCTTTAACTCTTTTCTAACTGTCCATGTGCTTATTATAGCAAAGTTTTACCAGTCTGTCAACCCCACGCTTTGTATAACCCTACTACGCATAAGGTTATTGCCACGCCGTTGATAATCATCTGTTGTTTATTTGCCACACGGTAGGCCCACGCAAAGAAACAGACTGCTCCCCCTAGTCCCGTTACAATAGTGTAGACGCGGAACTCTGGAAAGAAATTCATTAATGCGTACATCACTAAGATGAATGCAGTCCCTACCCACTGTAGTACTTCGTCGATGTGTCTATAGCTCATACATTACAACCTTCAGCATCAAGTTCCCAGCTGATGTCCTGGAACTTCTTATAAAGTCTATAGACATCCCGTTTGGCCTCTACCAACGCTTCAGCAATGAGGTCCTCGGCAGTCCCGTCAGTAAGGACTTCGCGGGCGTCTTTGTATAAGCATCCGCCCAGGAACTGTGAGCTGAGTTCGATGTTCTCAACCATAACTCGGACACGGAGCATGAACCAATCAAGGTTCCCGCACTCGATGTCGCTATACATCTCTTTGAGGTCGAAACAGGAGTCATCGAAACAGTCTTTTGGGTCCAGGTCTTCATAGCTCTTGTCCACAATGATGTCAAAGCCGTTGCGCTCGTATACAGCCAGTTCGTCGTAGTATCTAGTCATTATGCGTACTCCTCGTCTTCTACCAGTGTCAACATGTTAGCAGGAACTCTCCACAACCCAGCGATTGTACGTACCGTGACATACTTGATAGCGATCTTCATCACCACGCCTGTAACGTTGCGGCCCATTTTGGCACTGTCGAAGCTAACGTTGTCGCCTATCTGCAGACTGCGGATAGTGTGTCGAGTCAGCTTGCTTCGAGCATACTTGACTGAGTCAATGATCGAGCTCAACTGATCGTTGGTGAAGTTGCCCTGCAGGATCTCTGCTGTTACTGTTTGAATGCTCATGCCAGCTCCTTAGTGTTAGTGTGTAAATTGATTATACTGCCTTTTTCCCAGTCTGTCAACGTAAATCGCATGGGAGGATGCAATCGTTGTAATTCTGCAACCTTCTTGCGGGCACGAGCCAAACTCAACTCGTCCGTCCAATAGTGGCCCGTGTATAGCTTGTCGCCATAGAACATCTGGCATTCCCATTTGATCATTACATGCTCCAATAGAGTTCGCTTGAAGGGTCACAGCTTCTAGGTGTGTCGTGTGCTATCTGCACATCTTTACCAGTCATCAAGTTCTTCACAGTCTTCATTGTAGGGAAGTACTCACAGCGGTAACCTTGTGACGCAGGCCATGTATCGTGTTGCAACTCGCGTACATCACGTGCCATCTGCTCAGCAGAGTCTCTGTCTGGCCATACAGTAGTTGACAACAGACGCTCACCGCTTTTGGTGCGCTTGTCTGCTTTGTATATATACAGTGTGTAGTCTTGTCTCATCTTGTGCTCCTTAGTATGTGTGTATTATAACATGGTTTTACCACAGTGTCAACCAATGCCCGTTCAATCTCCACGGACATCAGTATTCAACGCAGGCTTGATCATGCGACGAAGCTCAACTTCTCTCTTGTGAGCGGCACCTTTGCCACGTATGACCTCATGCACGTAGACTTCTATCTCTGACTTGTCAGCCAGCTTACGAAGCTCTGCACACAAGAGCCAGTTCTTGGTCTCTGTCTTTGCACGATAAAAGTGTTTGGCCGCACGTGATAAAACGCTCTTGTTCACAGTAGACTCTGTCTTAGCTGTGACGCCAATGTAGTTCTTGCCATTGACCACCAGCTCATATATGATATGATTGCGGTCTATGCGTCTTTTGCGGGTAGTGTTTTTTGTGTCCATGTCGTAATTATAACATGGTTTTACCAAACTGTCAACCAAAGACCCTACAAACAATCTGTGTATATAAAGCCACACCCCCGGCACTTCAAAATAACCCGCCAAACAGACTGTGTTCTAAATACAACTTGCTCAAAATACAAAAAGACACTATAATACACACATACACTAAAAAGGAGCTCCTATGTTAAGTACTGCATTTAATACACTTGCTAAAGCAAAACTTGTTTATAATAAACAAAAAGAATTATATAAACTAGTTGTCGCATTTAACGTACATACTAAAGTTAAAGAAAATGGGGATATTGTGCATATATTCCCTACACAAGCAAAATGCGCTTATGTTAGCGGAGATATTAATTATGAGGAGTTACAAGCAGAAGTATCTCGCTTAACAGAAGTTGCTAAAAAGCACTGTCGCACAGATAATATAGAATTTGTTTAATTATTAACTTAAAAAGGAAACTAAAATGTCAGATAATACTAAAGATAAACTTACTAGCTTAATGTTGCAAATGCAAGAGATACTAATGGAGGATTATGAAGATAATGCCGACATACAAGATGCATTTAATGCATTAGCTAGTGCTTTTGATTATTACGTAGAATAAAAGAAAATAGGGAGTATTATCTCCCTATTATCAGTATTATATATACGCAGGTGTCGTTATATAATCCCCGCCAACTTATTCCTATTATCCAAGATAATGAGACCTTACCACTAGAAGTAAATGGTTATTGGTTAGGCACAGTAACGGTTAGACTAGGTCACCCCTCATCTGTCCTTGGAGATCTCCCAGACTTCTAGCTCCTGATCTCGTACTACAGCATATATCCTGCATCCTCGGGTTTAAACTCTCTATATATAGTATATAGTACATATAGTGTATATGGTGGGACTCCTGTGATTCGAACACAGCACCAAAGGATTATGAGTCCTCTGCTCTAACCAAATGAGCTAGAGTCCCTATACACAGTATATACTACTCTGCATACAGTAATTATACACTAGAACAGGTTCAAGAGCAAGCTATCAGTGTGGATAAGTGTGGATAAGTGTGGCGTAAATGTGACAGAATCATTGAAAAATTGGTGGATTCTGGCCGGTATTTGGCCCATTTTGGGGCACTTTGACAGCCTTTTCCACGGTTTTTTAGGGTAGAAATCGTGAGGTCATGGTGGGGTTGAGAGGCTATAGTCAAATACTTTCCCACAGTCTCCCAAAGTTCTCCACTGTCCCCCACCAGGCCCCTACAGCGGGGTATTCACGGTTCGGACACTGCTTTCAGCTCACCAACTAGCGTTGTTGAACTGCTGGCAGACGCAGATCCTAGAGACCGTACAGCGGGGTATTCACACTATACACACATTAGATCTACAGTATATATGCTTTGGGCTACAGCGGGGTATTGTTGTATACGTGTTCTATGCTATACTAGTCACATACACACATGTACACACTCATTGTGAGTTTATGTATATATATGATCTAGTCGCTCTTTACAGTAGCATCGGGCAGTTTCATGTATAACTATATACACTATGAGATTATGTTGCGTACACACTTACTTGGAAGGTGATCAGCTAGATCGTTTTGATCCCATAGCTGTATACACTCACATGCAGACCATTGGTGTTTGTATTCATGTACGGGAAACTGATCTATTCTGGGCTTACTTGTTAGATCCTGAGTTGACTCGACGTCGTGAACAAGACTTATACGAGTAAAGAGAGTTTACTTATAGCTCTTTTCTTCTACTATACTACTGCCCGTTTTAATATTAATATCACGTTTGATCTGTGCTCTGACGTCGTTCTTTAGGTACACTTCTCTGCCAGCAGCTATAAACGCACGATCAAAGCGGCCATTGCCTTCGCACTCACGTTTGAAGTTCTCTATGTCCCATAGCGCACGATTTACCGCTTTGAGCGTTTCACGCTCATCCTGTAGGGGTGTTTTAATTAGTAGGTTACTTAAAATCTTGTTGAGTTCATCTAACTCGTAGCGGATGTTCTCTAGTTTGGCTTGGTCTTTGATCAACTCTTGTTTCAGCTCAAGAATAGTGATCTTATCAATGAGTTCGCCGAGGCTTATGGGTGCTAGTATTCTCATGTTATCCTGCTCCGAATATACGGGCTTGGGGTTTGAGTTCTGGATTGTGCAGATAACTCCAGTTGCCCAATAAGGTTGCTGACAGTTGTATATGATGCTGGGGGATGAAGTAGCGTTCCGGACCCTGTATATCCAATCCATCTACTAGGTTAGCGAACACACTGTCAGTCATTATAACCACTTCTGCACCCTCTATGATCTTGATCCAATCAAAGATGCGGCCCTGATTTGATATGGGTACGGTCATCCAACCCTCGGGTATGATCTGTGGATCGTAGCGCACAGTCTGCTCACTGCTGCTTAAATGGGTGACCACATAGGGTGGGCTGTTCTCACCGATGAGTTGATCATATAAAGCTGATTCTCTCCCTGGGTCACGGGTGATACACTCCGGTAAACGTAGCTTGTCTTTGAAAGGCACACCTGCACGTATGTACTTGTACTGATCAAAGGCCGTGTGTTGGAACCAGGGCTCTTGGACAAGATGTGGGTGTCCTGTCAATGCTTGATACAAGCATATGATCTCGTCACAGCCAAAGTTCTTTAGGCGTTCTCTGGGTATGTCATAGAAGAAAGGGCCTTGATCCGGGGTAATGGGTATCCACTTGACCCAGGGGGCCTGTGCTGTGAGTTGTTCTACCCAGGCATCTACTATGGGCCAGTGTACGTGATACCCTTGTTCGTGGAAGTTCAGGGCTATGGGCAAGGCTATGATGATGTCACCTAGGCCCCGTGTTTGTATGATTCCGAGTTTCTTAGACAATTTGGCTGTTCCTTATCTTATATACTATTATATATGTATTTAATTGTTTGATCAACCTGTCAAATAAAACTAGGGCTAAATAGTTGATTATGACTTTACCCATTTCTCCTGGATCAACTGCCACTGTGGCTGTCGCTGACTACATGGACAGCTATACCATTGTCAATGACATCATTGGTATTGGAGAGAATGGCTACGGTGTTCCACTGCTGGTAAGCGGTCCTGTTACTACCAAAACTAGGATCAAAGTCCGTGATTGGAATTATCTACAGAGCGATCTTAACAGCATATTCATACACGTCACTGACGCAAGCACAGCCACTACCACAGTGACCAACACCACCACAGTGAGTAGTACCCTGAGTAACGCAGTCTATGCACAGATCAACGAAATTGAGCCTCAGAGATACGTCTGCCACCCTAATCAGTTTTTTGCGGATCCTGTGACCAATGAAACTTGGAACACCACCAACGGTACTAGTACTAGGACCTTGGTCTGGGACATGGAGGCCACTTCTGAGATCACACACAAGGTCAATGCAGCCTGGACCACACCATTGACTGCACGTTATTTCTTTAATCAAGGCGGATACTTCATTTACAAGCCATTTTACGTCAATACAGGTACTACAGCAACCATAGACACACAATGGGTTGGTTTTATCGACTATGTTAAAAATCAAGGGGGGTTTCAGTACACTAGACCCTATTTTGTCAACCCCGATACCTCTGTGGTTACTAAAAGTTGGTCCAGCGGAACCCTTAGAATATCTTTGGCAGTAGAAAGAAACGCAGCCAAAGATGAAATATTGTTCACGGTCAAGTATAAGAGACGTGATCTAGAGATAGTACCGAATAGGGGCTATTGGAATATTGTTATATAACTTGAGACTACCCCATGCCTTTCCCACAAGACCCCAAAACATTTACCCTTTATAACTATGGTACTGGTACGGCCACGGTCAGTAGCCTAGTATTTGCCACTGCCGATGGCACACAACATCGAGCCGACCTTTCGGGCTTTGGTGCCAGCACAACCTATACCAATCCAACACTTACAGGTTTAGCAGTTAGTCTAGCACCCGCTGCCAGCATACCTTTTACCCTGGACTATACCAACTCTAGTGGAGAGTTGACGTCTTATCGCAACATACTAACAATCAACGGAACAGTCAACGGATTTTCAGATCAAGCCAGTTTAGATGCTGATGTAGTTGTATCTTCTGCTCCTGTAGTTGATGGGGGTGGAGGCGGCGGCGAAGGTGGCAACGCCCCGGGACCCTGTGGCGATGACGGTGTCAGCGCCTCGTGTTCTGCGTCAGGTGGTGCAGGCGGCAGCAGTGGCGGATGTGTGATAGCAACAAGTTTGACTAATTTAGGCACATGGTCTATGACTGAAAAACTAGAATTAATACGTTGGTGTGAACAGTCTTTGCACAACACGGTATTAGGAGAAGCATTCAGAAGAGGCTATCAGGTTCTTGGATCAAGATTTATTCTCCCAGTATTGTTCAAAAATGGAACTGGATTTGCATCTAAATATGTAGAATGGTCATTTAATAATGCCACAAGTATGTTACGTGGAAATCAATACAATAAATTATCCATACCAAATAGCATTGTTTGGTTAACAGCAATGACTTTAACCGGAGTTGTTGTGAGTAAAAGATATGCAAGAAAATCATGGATATCCTTGTATAGGAAAGCCAAATAATGTTCAGTGCCTTTCTAACTAAATTAATATAAATTATGCCTTCAACATCGACAGTTTCCGTACCTATTCAAAGCTACATCGGTTTTAAAAGACCCGATGGCTCTGCCGTTGGAGGGTTTAGTGCTCCAAGACCCGTTCTACAAACTACAGAAACCCTAGATGGTGCAACCTTTGCAGTCACGGGTGCTACGGCCAATTCAAAGATGTTATATGTTTCTCCACTGGCCACATTTACCTATTTTCCAAACACGACCAGTACAGCACAGGTGGTAACTGTGATCAACAGCGGAACTCAAGTAGTTAAATTATTAAGGACTACATCAACAAACTATGACACAGAAGCAATAGTTGATGTTGACATTAGTATATTGCAACCCGAGATATCACCCGGTGGATCTTATACATTTAATCTAAGTTACTATTCTGCCAATGTGGGCGAATATGCTGAATCTCTGCTGTTAGTTTCAAATGCTGACAGCCCTTATTACAGGATAGATACATTTCAAAATGTAATATCAGCTTTTAATTTTAGAGCTTCGCCGACTAGTGCTACATTTACAACCACTGTACTAGGATTAACATCTTCAACTTCTATTGAGTTAGTACCAATAGTAAACGGTGCTGATGATTTAGATAGTGTATTAACCTTCGATGCTTCCTTAACTGGTAGCCCAGGTTGGACTTTTACCACAGGCACTAATTCTGTTAATTTATTTTGGGACCCAGATTATGTTGACAATGTAAACAATACCACAACTGGTTATACATCTACATTGGCTATTTCAGTAGTCGGCGCCGGATCAACTACTATTAGCAATAAGGCCTATGTTGACATTGACTATACAAAATATAGAAATCTTTCTACTTGGTATAGTGCAGGCGCCGGCAACAACAGCATAATTGGAATTAGTTTTGACATATTTGACGGCATTAAAACTGTTACTATTGGTGTTGGTTCAGGGGGTGACGGTGTTCCTATATATTCGGAAGGCGGGAATATTTTTACTGTACTGAAAAATTTGTATATTGGCGCAGGATCTATAGACAAACCATATCCTTACTGGGCAACCGTTTGTAATATTCCGTTACCAGTTGCTGGCACCTACCTCAGTGGTGAACTCAACGACATTGGTCTACCAAAATACGTTAAGAAAACTACCAACGGTTTAGATTATGCTGATTATTTTGGATTTGAACAAAGTGTTGGTTCAATGTTTGTTGTAACATATAATGGATATGATCTAGTAAACATTGAAATAAACAATCTAAGAGAACCATCAGGCGACACAGCCTTTGATCTAACAATGGCAAATCTAACAAGAGCATTCCATTATCATTCAACTATAGACAACCCAGCACGTTACTATCAGTTAGAAGCAGCCGTGCCAGGTGATCCTCGAACAAGATTGTTTAGAGGTTTTGTTGCTACATCATTCTCACCTGAAACTTGGATAGTTGATACAAGCCTAGTTCCACTACCAACCTGATATTTTTAACAGCATTATCTATTAAGATAATTAGTAGTAATGCTAGAAAATATCTATCAAATTCCCCACGAAGAATCTCTTGCTGTCGATTGGCAAGGTTACGACCTTCAGTACGATCTGCAACTCTATGAGCTAGGACAGGGTCATAGTGAGTTTTTTGTAATCAATCCAAATAACGATATTCCAAAAAAATGGAAAACTGATCTAAAATATTATGTAGAAGAACTACCCGACACTAGGAAATGCATAGTTGTAGCTCATGAAGGTGAATGGATAGCTAAGATATTCAAAGATGGTTGGTATCCCTATCATGGCTACGAAACTGTTGAGATAGTCAAGACTAAACTTGCTTGGACCAGGAACTCGGCCATTGATAAACTAATAACCTATGAAGATGATCCCTTTGGCACCTTTGAACCTAATAAATGGGATAGAAATTATAAGTTAGTATGGTATATAGATCCTAGATTTAATCCATTAGATGATAAAGTATGGGCATTTAGTTGCCAACCCATAGGCAAAGAAATATTAGGTACTAAAGACATGGGTTATGTTGTTCCTGACGTGCTTGTTCAATTCAATGAACATCTGCCTGACCTGGGAGTAGATGCCAACGATTGTTGCCCTCCATTTTATGATCTAGCACACGAATGTGCCTATGAGTTAGATCCTATACATCAAACAAACAATGAACGTCTTTGGGTTATAAAATTTACGCCTATGTGGCGCAGGCCTAAAGAATGGAAATGGTTAGGAACTATTACTCCTGAGTTTACTGTAATATACAATCCCGAGCTACCTAAATTAGATTATGATTTAGATTACCTAATACCTTGGCACGACTTTGACTATGAACATGTTTGGATGCTAGACAGAAAACATTTTAAGGAGGGTGAGGAAGATATATGGGCATTTACTATACAAGTCACAGAAGAATTAGAAGGTAGCAAGATAGTAGACTACATTAGTCCAAATGTTAATATCACTTATAACTCGGACTTGCCTAAATTAGAATACAATGAAGAATACATTGTGCCCTGGCATGACCTAGCCTATGAACATGTTTGGTATCTAGCAACTAATAAAACAACAGAGAAAGTTTGGGCGGTTAGAGCATCGATGTGCAATACTCCTATTGGTGAAAAAGAAGTTGGTACAGTAGTTCCGTTGTTTGAAGATCATCTAGATGTTGTCTTTATATCCTACAAGGAACCAAATGCAGATGAAAACTGGAATCGTGTATTAGAAAAGGCCCCATGGGCAAAACGTGTACATGGAGTTGATGGTATATTCAATGCTCACAAGGCCGCCGCCAAATTAGCAAAGACAGATATGTTCTTTGTAGTTGATGGTGATGCTTGGCTTGTGGATGATTGGCAGTTTGATTTCCAGCCGGGTATCTTTGACAGAGACTGTGCCTATGTATGGTGCAGCCAGAATCCGGTAAATGACTTGACTTATCAAAATGGAGGTGTTAAACTGTTTAATAAGAGTATCCTAATGAAACAAAGAAAATGGACCACTCTTGATATGTTCACGGGCATAATGCCTAAGATAAGCGCCGAAGATAAAATTAGCTGTGTTACAACATTTAACGTAGACGAATTCTCAACCTGGCGTAGTGCCTTTAGAGAATGTGTTAAATTATATAAAAACAATCAAATGGGCAAACTCAATGAATGGTTGAGTTCCGACCCAGAGAAGAAGTTTGGTAAGTATGCGGCCTTGGGTGCAAGTCAGGCCTGTGACTATGCCAGTGAATTTGCAAACGACCATACAGCATTGTTAAAGATCAATGATTACAATTGGTTAAGACAGCAATTTGATTTGCTGAACAAAGGTAAGAATAATGAGTGAAACTCAGCAACAATATATTAAAAAGATTATTTCTATAGTAGATAAAACAAGTCCTACGTTTTGTCTAGCCAAATGGCATCATGTTACTTTGTACTTACAGACAGGTGAAACCCATAGTTGTTATCATCCAGCTCCACATAAGATTGACCTAGCAGAACTTAAAAAGAATCCCAGTGCTCTGCACAATACATCGATTAAAAAACAAGAGCGTAAAGAAATGCTAGAAGGTGTGCAGACTAAAGGATGTCAGTATTGTTGGAACATTGAGAACATGGGTCCAAACTACATCAGCGATCGCCATATTAAGACCGCAAGTATCTTTACAGAAAAACGTTACAAACAAATTATAGATAATCCTTGGGATAAAAATGTAAATCCGGAATATATTGAAGTTAGCTTTGGCAACGAGTGTAATTTTAAATGTGGATATTGTCACCCTAAAGCCAGCAGTCGGTTCTACAATGAGATTAAACAGTATGGTCCGGTAACCTCGGTTAAGAATCATCGTTGTGATATTGATTGGATGGATCTATATGAGAGAGAAGAAAAGAATCCTTATGTTGATGCATGGTGGCAGTGGTGGCCAAAGGTGCGTAAAACATTAGGTATTTTGCGTATTACAGGCGGTGAACCTTTGATGCATACTAGTACTTGGAAGTTATTGAGCAGTCTCAAAGAAGACCCAATGCCCAAACTTGAATTGAATATTAACAGTAACCTAGGTGTAAAGCCTGCTCTAGTTGATAAAATGGTTGAGTATGTAAATCATCTCACAGTGAGTAAAGGCATTAAAAGGTTTAAGTTGTATACCAGTATCGATACGTGGGGTCCTCGTGCTGAGTACATCAGAACAGGTTTAGATTTAAAAATTTGGGAACGCAATTTAGATGCTTATTTGAAAGGCACAGGGCAACCTATTAGCTTTATGATTACATTTAACATCTTGTCTGTAACAACATTTAAGAGCTTATTGGAAAAAATCCTAGAGTGGCGAAGTGTTTATAATCAATTCAACAAAACAGACCAACCTCAGATGGTTAGATTTGATACTCCGTACTTAAAAGAACCTTTACAGTACGACATGAATATTCTTCCTAAAAAAGAGTTTATGAAATATATGAAGGAAAGTCTTAAGTTTATGGAACAGAATGTAGACGACAAGGACCCAACTAAATTTTCAGAAGTTGAGTTTGAAAAGTTTAGACGGGTAGTTGACTATATGGCAACGACTGAATACGACCAAGACAAGATTAGCGAAGGTCAACGTGATTTCTACAATTGGTTTAACGAACTAGACACACGCCGCGGAACTGATTTCGTCAATACTTTTCCAGAGATGGAAAAGTTTTTTAAAAAGTGTAGTAAACTGTAATGAACAATAAAGAATTCTTATTAAACGAAAGTAAAATCTTTTGTATGTTCCCTTGGATGCATTTAAATGTGACTCCGAAAGGCGACATCTATCCTTGCTGTAGTAATAACTATTCTACACCTTTTGGAAGCACCAAAGACACGTCATTAAAAGAAGCATTCAACAGTGATAAAATGAAACAGTTGCGATTGAACATGCTTAACAATGTTAAAAGCAATATATGTGACTTTTGTTACAAACATGAAGAAGTAGGCCCCTATAGTTTTAGAACATATAGTAAGGATCATTGGGCTAAACGATTTGATGAACTTGTTCCAACTACATTAGACGACGGAACTGTTCCAGATTTTAAAATGCATTATTTTGATATTCGATTTAGCAATATCTGTAACTTTAAGTGTAGGACATGCGGTAGTGAATTTAGTAGTCAATGGGCCGCCGAAGATAGACATTATGATAAAAACAAACCAATTGTTATCCACGCAGATGATCATAAAGGAGATCTATTACAAGAAGTATTAGATCATGTAGAACATATTGACCTAGCATACTTTGCAGGTGGCGAGCCATTGATCACTGAGGAACATTATGTTATACTAGAAGAGATGATCAGAAAAGGTAGAACAGATACAGTTTTAAGATACAATACCAATGCCAGTACAATTAAATATAAAAATCATGACATACTCAGTTTATGGAAACATTTTAAAAAGATTGAACTAAGCTGTAGCATCGATCATTACGGTGAACGAGCGGAATGGTTAAGACATGGAACTGATTGGGGCAAGATTGAAAGTAACCTATTAACATTCCGAGATTTAGATTATGTAGTGTTTCAAATTAATACAGTGTTTAGTTTGTTTAACTATCCTACACTTGGGGAATTTTACAATTACTTAAAGAGCAAAAACATTGTACAAACCAATGATTGGTACAATAGCTTGTATCTAGCAGTACATCCTAGTTATTATAGTGCTAAGAGTCTGCCTAAAGAATTAAAACTATTAGCCAAGTCGTCTGCATTAGATCTTGTTAAAAGCCACGGGGCAGAGTTTCCAGGCTTAACTAGATTGATCAATGATGCCATAAGTTTTGCCGACCAGGACAATACATGGAAAGACAGTAAAGATACATTTTTTAAGCACACACGATCTCAAGACATATTAAGAAAAGAAGATTTTTTTAAAACGTTTCCCGAACTAGAAAGATTGCAGGAGTTAGAAGAATAATATGTATGACGTAAAACATTTAATCAAAGAAGGAAAACATTTCTGTGTACTTCCTTGGATACATTTCCATTCTTGGCCTAATGGAAATGTAATGCCCTGTTGCGTTGCAGACAGCAGTAAACCCGTTGCAAAGATTAAGTCAGATGAATCTATTATTCAAATGATGAACAGTGAGGATTTCAAACGCTTGAGACGAGATATGCTAGAAGATAAACCTAGTCCAGAGTGCAAACGTTGTAATGATGTAGAGTTGTTGGGTACTTGGACAATGCGTCAAAGTCATAATAAACGTAGGGGATTTGAATATATTGATATGATTGAAGCTACTAATAAAGACGGTAGCATTGATAATTTTGAAATGCGTTATATGGACATTCGCTTTAGTAATTTGTGTAACATGAAATGTCGTAGTTGCGGCCCAGGATGCAGTAGCCAGTGGGCTCAAGAATATGTTAAGAAAAAATGGGGTATGGATCAGTTAGAGAAACACTTTGGCATGAAGTCTATTGTGGTTAACTCTAACGAAGACCAACTGTTTATGACTAAACTTAAACCTTATCTTAAAGATGTTACTGAAGTATACTTTGCCGGCGGCGAAGTTATCATCACTCCTGAACATTATGAGTGCTTGGACTATTGGATTGAAAACAAATTAACAGATCAAATAGAATTAACTTACACTACAAATTTTAGTGTATTAAAATATAAAAATAGAGATCTGATTAAATTATGGAAGAAGTTTCCTAATTTAAAAATTTGGGCAAGTTTAGATGCAGGCGGCCCTCAAGCTGAAGTTATACGTAACGGCACTGACTGGGAAAAGACTATTAAGAACATTAAGAAATTGCGAGAAGACGTTCCCCATGCAGACTTCCAGATTACTCCTACTATAAGTAACTGGAATGTACATACATTCCCTGATTTCTTTGACAGTTTAATTGAACAAGGCCTATTGGTAATTGATAATCCAAAACGTCCACCTAATCCTAGGTTTAATTTGTTAAGTGATCCGTGGTATGCTAACATTATGATCCTACCAGAAATAGCCAAAGAAAAACTTATTCCACGCTACATTAAGTCGATGGAAAAGTATGCATTTAATAGAGATTTAAAGAATTCCTTCAAAACTGTGGTTTATACACTAATGCGTGGCGAACCCAATAAAGGTGGCATTCAAGAATTTATTAAATATAATGATGAAGTAGATATGCATAGAAAAGAAAAACTATTAGATGTAATTCCAGAATTAAAAGAGGTGTATGAATGGGCAAAGAGTTAATTGAAATTGTTGTAAAGACCAAATATCTTGCAGTAACTTGGCAAGTAAATAATTACTGCAACTTTAAATGTAGTTACTGTAATCCGGGCAACTGGAGCGGTACTGAATCTAACAACGGTAATCTAAGTACGTATCTTTATAATTTAGATACAATCATTTCTAAATATAAAACCGAAGGTTATCAAGACTTTAAATTCTTTTTTAGTGGAGGAGAACCTACAGCATGGCGTAACTTTATTCCAGTCTGCGAATGGTTACGTAAAGAGCTTCCTAACTGTACTATCGCTGTAAACACTAATCTAAGTCGACCGTTGGCATGGTGGAAGAAACATTATCATTTGTTTGATGACATTGTTGCCAGTTTTCACGTTGAGTTTTCAGATAAGAAGGTCTACGAGAAAAACAGTTTATTCTTATGTAACAAGGTAAACTATTTGTCTAGCAAAATGCTTATGCACGATGAAAGATTCTGGGAAGTAGTAGAGTTTGGTGAGCATTTAAAGACTGTACTACCAAATTATTTTATCGAATGGACTCCACTATTTGATGAGATGACCGTTAATGCAGGTCCTTGGGAGTATAAAGATCCTGAAAAGGTTAAGTTCCTAAGCGAACACAATGTTGATACTAAACAAACTGTTGACAAGCCGTCAAAAGAAAATAACTGTATCAGTTATGTTAAATTTAGTGATAAAACTATGACTCACGTGAATAGTAACGATATTATCATTAATAGACAGAATTTCTTCAAAGGATGGAAATGTAATGTAGGCGATTCACTGTTTATTAATCCAGCCGGAGCTATCAGTTTAGCAAGTTGCGGCCAAGGCGGTTATGTTGGCAACATCTTAGGCGATATAAATGATATTGGACCTAAACAAATTGTCTGCGGTAAAGAGCATTGCCACTGCGGCACCGATATTATCATCCCTAAAATTAAAATCACTGAATAATTAATGATGTCTATTAAAGTAGTTTATAACTGGATTGGCCCGGCGGGCGGAATACCCAACGACGAACCCCCTAACTTGATTAACCTTGCGGCAGTTACTGGGTTAACTCAGGTGCAGTCTACTAATTTTTATGTAGATGGTTTGTATAAAAAATTGTTTGATTGTAAAGAATATGAAATTGCTCCCTCGTATATGTTAAAGGAACAGGAGCATTTTGTTTATCCATTTTCTTTAACTTGGCGAATACCTTTTCAACAATATTTCTATAATAAAACTGGACTCCTTGAATGGGGACATGTACCTAAACAAATAACGCATTATGTGCGGGCAAGGAATGGATTCTTTTTAATTGATATGAGCGTAGAAGCATATATTGAAAATCAACACCTGGCTGCATTGCACGGATATTTTAACGATCAGAGAATCCCACTACACAAAATTATATATCTAACAGGTTGCATGAACGCCAACGAGGTGTATTATAAATGGTGTAATAAACATAATATATCGCCTGACTTTAGAAAACGATTAACAATTATTTCTTATCCAATGTCTCAAACTCCTGTTGCGTTACACGCACAAGATCCAAAGAATGAACCTACTTACAATCTAGAACAGATTCCTAGTAAATTATTCTTATCTTGGAATCGTAGATTTCGTCCTCATAGAATAGGATTATCTTTACTATTAGAAGATGCGGGACTAGTCGACAGAAGTTATTTTAGCTTGAATAAAATATCAGACGAGAATTCAAGTGACAGATTTATGGACCATATACATCATGCAGAAAAATTTAAGTTAAATCCGGATGTTGCAGAACGATTAAACAACAAATTGCCTTTAGTAATCGATGGTGAAACAGATATTGGAAAAATGTGCGGCGACTTTGATAATGCAACACGTAAATTTTACCAAGACAGCCTTGTTAGTATAGTATCAGAAACTAACTTTGACTTATCAGAAGTTACCCTAACTGAAAAGTCATTTAAACCAATTAAGGAAAAACACCCTTTCCTTAGTGTAGGAGCACCGGGTACACTGTCTGCCTTGCGAAAAATGGGATTTAGAACATTCAGTGACTTTTGGAGTGAAGAGTATGATACAATGCAAGATCATTGGGGTAGACTAAAAGAAATTGCAAGGGTATGTGTTGAAATTTCTAAATGGGATACTGAGAAAATTTTAGAATTTAGGAAACAGGTACTTCCTATATTAGAACATAACTACAACATTTTAAAAGTTGATACATCTATTAATGTGTCAATGCAAATTGCAGATATAATTCATGGAAAGAAAATGAAAAAAATATTAGTGTGCGGAGCAGGTGGATTTATTGGATCACACCTAGTTAACAATTTAAAAATACAAGGACATTATGTTATCGGTGCTGATTTAAAACGCCCTGAATATATGTCAAGTCAAGCTGATGAATTTCATATAATGGATCTACGGCATAGAGAAAATGTTACAAATTTAATTAAAGAAGACATTGATGAGATTTATCAATTTGCAGCAGACATGGGAGGTGCAGGTTATATATTCACTGGTAACAATGATGCTGATATCATGCATAATTCTTCTATAATTAACTTAAACATATTAGATGAAATGCGAATCAAAAAGATTAAAAAGATTCTTTATAGTTCAAGCGCCTGTATCTATCCTGCACATAACCAAGAAGATTCAAACAACCCTATCTGCAGTGAAGATAGTGCGTATCCTGCTAACCCAGACAGCGAGTATGGTTGGGAAAAACTATTCAGCGAACATCTATATACTAGTTACGCACGAAACTATGGAATAGACATACGTATTATACGTTTCCATAATGTGTTTGGACCCTACGGCTCCTGGAACAATGGCAAAGAAAAAGCGCCAGCAGCTCTATGTAGGAAAGTTGCACAGAGTTCTGGAGAAGTAGAAGTTTGGGGTGATGGGAATCAAACTCGTACCTTCCTTTTCATTGAAGACGCTATTGATGGCATTAATAGAATCATGGCAGGTGAATATAAAGCTCCTTTAAATTTAGGAAGCGGCAGAATGATTTCTATCAACGAGTTGGTTGTAATGATTTCTAGAATTGCAGGCAAAGAAGTAACTATTAAAAATATTAATGGGCCCAAAGGAGTTAACGGTAGGACCAGCGATAATACGCTAATAACCGAAAAACTAGGATGGCAACCACCTGATCGTTTAGAAGAAGGATTGACTAAAACGTATAACTGGATACAAGGTTTGATTTAAAATGTTAAAGGTTTATTTCCTTTCAGCGCATGGCTCCTTTGATATTGAAACAGAACTTAATAACATATATAAATCAAACCCAGATAAAATTATTTGTTATTGTTCTCAGGAATTAGAATATGAAATAATCTTTGGTGAATTCTTTGATAAAGCACAGCCCTGGTTAATATCTAAAAATAAAATTGTTAATTTAGTTACTCCTCACTTAGACAATGTATATGTAAGACTAAACGTGGTGGCAGAAAAGAGTTACGGATTTATATCCGATTACATGTATGATGTAACCTTTAATAGTTATGATGGTGACAGGCCTCCTAGTAATCAAACTACCCCGTATCCAGTAGATTTTGGCAAAATCAATAAATTGTTTACCTGCTACAATAATAATTATAGAGTAGAAAGAGCAATGTTAGTTGATACTTTAGCAAGAGAAGATTTGTTAGACTCTGGTATTGTCACATTCAAAAACCCAGAAGACCATCCAGTTTGGACTTACCATGACGGCTCTAGATTATTTGACGAAGAAGATTTTGAGCTCCATACTAAAAATTACTCGCCAAATATGTTCCCTAAAAGTTTTTTTAACACATTCTTTGATATAGTACCTGAAAGTAGATATGATCCCGGCGAATACTTTATCACTGAAAAAACGTTAAAAAGCATTTTTGCATTCAAACCATTTATTGCATTTAGTTCGACCGGATACCAAAAAGAATATTTAGAAAAATATATAGGACTTAAACCCTACGATGAACTATTTGATTATGGTTTTGATAGCGAACCAACTCTTGTGGGCAGAATAGAAGGAATAGTAGACAATGTAAAACGATTGAATCATTTGTCTTTTAAAGATTTGACTGAATTATATAATCAACTTATTCCTAAATTAATATACAACAAATCTCAAATTGTAAATTTATTTTTTGACAAAGATCGGATAGTGCCAAAATGTGCAAAGTTTTTAATTGACGGCACTGAATATGAAATTTGTTCTGTTAGTGAACCTGCGGTAGTCGCTATGGCAAGGAGATTTAAGTGGACCAGAGAATAAAAAAATATGTGATAGGTTTAGGCTGTAGTTGGACCCAGGGCGAAGGCGGATACCCTGAATACATATGGAAAGAATACAACGGCCGAGTTCAAATTCGTGCCAAGCCAGATGAACATGTAAGGATCTACGAGCATGAAAACAGTTGGGTAAATGTTCTTTGTAGAGATCATATGCCCGACCATACTCCTATCAATCTTGGTGCAAGAGGCATAGGCAATCGTGCAGCCGTTAAACAACTTTATTTCTGTGATACCGTCGATTGGGATAACAGCGAAGGTTATATCATTTTAATGTTAAGTGGTCTAGAAAGGTTTGATTTCTTTTCACAACACCCTTATGGTCCTAATAACAACAACCACAAAGATGGTTATTCAAATGGAGATTTTAGACATTACAAATGGCGTACTATGTGGCCGCATCCTAACGATGGTCCTGAAGGCCCTCTCTGGACTGTATATTTTGAAATGTTGCATAGTGATGAATTTATTGCCTGTGAAACAATGATTGCTTTATTAGAATTACAAGCATTTTGTAAAGCATATAATTTTAAAATAATTGTTGCTAATGCATTTAACAACTATCATCCAAAGGGGTTAGATGAGTTTCTTAGAATACAAACAAAGTCGTTGTTTGATAAGTTTAATTGGAACACTTATCTACATAAAACAACACCATACACGGCGTTTGTACAAAAATTTGTAGAACTCGACGGGCTAATGAATCCAAAAGATTGGGGTGGCCACTATGAATTTTACGAAAAGATGGCCTGGCCACCAAAATATCTAACAAATTGTATCCATCCTAATGTAGATGGATACAAAGTTATAGCAGAAGAACTACATAAGTTCATTAAAAGTAATGCCGATTAAATCTATAATAGACCGCGGGATTGTAGGATGTTTACCAACCAGTACTAGAAGTGATAAGATATTAACTGCTGTTGATCTGCAACGAAATATGTTAAATTCAATAGTAGAACAAATAGATCATTCGTTTTTTACCAATGACAATTTAGTTTTCAACACTACACACTTAGATGTTGTAATTGGACCAAATCGCCCACTTGATGAGTTTGCAAATTACATTCGTTCAAATAATAAAATAGATAATGTATTCTTAATCTCATTAATTGATGATATTAATGATCCATTTGAAATAATGATACATAATCGAAAGTTAAATGTAATTCAAATAGGATATATTAATAATGAAAAATTCAAAGATTATTATGTTCCAGTACTTTCTATATTAATAAAATATCTATTTGAAAATTATAATGAAAAGGATATTTTACTAGATACACAAGATCCTGTAAAATATCTTTGCTATCAAAATAAACCTCATTTTCATCGACAGCTGTTAACACATAAACTCATCAAATCTAATCTCTTAGGTAAAGGTACAGTTACTTTAAATCAAGGAGACTATGAATTTTCCAACCTGTATACTTTATCCTCTAAAGATGACCAAAAAAATTTAAACAAAGAAGATCCTTTTACATTGGGTCCAATGTCTACCTGGAAGAAGTGTTTTTTAAATGTAATTTCAGAGACTAACCTTACCAATAAATACTTCATTACTGAGAAAACTTATAAACCTATATTGGGTTTACGACCTTTTATTTTATTTGGAAATCCTGGTATATTAAAATATTTAGAAGGTGCTGGCTTCTATACCTTTGAAGAATATTGGAACGTAAATTTTAGAGAGCAAACAACTGAAGAAGAAATCGCTAATGCAACAGTAGCAGTCATTGATCAAATTTGTCAAATGACTTCAACTGAAATATTAAATCTGTATAAAGAAATGTTACCTAAATTAATGCACAATAGAAATAGATTCTTTGAACACGCTAGTGAGCAGGAAAATAAGATTTATTCCTTATTCAAAAAATAATGTATAAAATAAGTTTTATTAATCCTAACTTTCAGCAAGGGCCTAAAGAGTTTAATGCTTACTATCTACCTTACAGTGTTGGTGTGTTGTGGTCTTACGCGGAACAGTTTCTTAATATTAAATCAAAGTTTGAATTAGGTGAGTTTATCTGGCGTCGTGAAATGTTAGATGATGCAGTCAACAAATTAAAAGACAGTGATATACTTGCCTTTAGCACCTATATTTGGAATAAAAGCTACAACTATGCTTTGGCCAAAAGGCTTAAAGAACTTAATCCAAATTGTCTAATTATGTTTGGAGGACCTGAACCTCCTATTGAAAAAGCAAACTTGTTTGAACTATATCCCTTTATTGATATAGCTGTTAAACAAGAGGGTGAAACAACATTTAAAGATATATTAGAACATTACGAAACTGGTGACTTTGAAAATGTTTCCGGGTTGCTGATCAACAAAAATAATCAAGTATTTGAAACTGCTAAACGCGAACGCATAGATGATATAGATGTTATACCTAGCCCTTACCTAACAGGCGTATTCGATAAGTTAATATCAGACAATCCCGATGTAGAATGGAATGCAGTAATTGAAAGTAATAGGGGCTGCCCTTACCAATGTACATTTTGTGACTGGGGTAGCTTAACATATAACAAAGTTAAGAAGTTTAACCTACAACGAGTTATAGATGAGTTAGAGTGGATAGGAAAAAACAAAGTGGGGTTCATTAGTATCGCTGATGCCAACTTTGGTATATTCCCAGACAGAGATAATATTATTGCAGACAAGTTAATTGAAATACAACAAAATTATGGATTTCCTAATGCATATACTATTAGTTGGGCAAAAAATCAAAAGAAAGAAATTATTGAGATTGTTAAACGATTAGTGAACAATGGTGCTCGCATGGGACTAACTGTAAGTGTGCAAAGTCTTGATGATAATGTATTAGAAATTATTAAACGTAAGAACATGGGCATCAATCAAATAGAAGACATATTTGAACGATGCGATAAAGAAAACATTCCAGTTATTACAGAACTCATTTTAGGACTGCCCGGAGAAACATTGACAAGTTGGAAAGAAAACTATTACAGGTTGTTCCGTGCTAATAATCATACAGGCATTACAACTTATAATGCACAAATATTAGAGAATGCCGAAATGAATCTTAGTCAGCGTAAGTTTTACAAGATAGAATCTGTAGTTGTTAAGGATTATTTAAATGGAACAAACAATGAAGGAGACTTAGAAGAAGGTGTTGAGATTGTAAAAAGCACAAGAGACATGCCCTATGACAGTTTATTAGATGCACTGATGTTTACTTGGTATATGAATACCCTGCACATTAATGGGTTAAGCAATGTATTAAGCAGATTTGCCTACAAACACGATAATATTGACTATAAAGATTTTTACGAAGATCTATACACTTATTTGTTAAAGGATGATTGGTTTAACCAACAGGTAGTTGAAACTAGAGCGTATTATGATGAATGGTTTAGAAATGGGTATTTCAAACATCCTAAAATTGGTTCAACAGATGTAACCGGAATGAACTTAGGTCAGCGAACAAGTATTGCTATTCACGCAGATATGCAGTATAATAATATATTCCGTATCTTAAAAACATACTATAGGAATCGTTTTCCAAATCATGAAAAATATATCAATGATTTGTTTACTGTTCAGGAAAACTATTTTATAAGATATGATGAAATAAAGAACTATCCTAAAACTGTTGTGATTGATAATAACATACTAGGGTATATACAAAACAATGATGATCTTGAATCAAGTACAGAATACTTTTTTGAATTTTATGAAGACAAGAATATGAACATAAGTAGATTTTGTGAAAGTCTTTGGTTTGGCAGGAGACGGAACTTTGGCAAAGCCTATGTCTCGTATAAAAAGGAACAGGGATGAGCAGACTAATTGTCAGTGGGTGTAGTTTTACTCTTCACCTACACCCAACATGGCCAATGTTTTTAAGTAAGAAGTTTGACGAAACTTACTGTTTTGGAGCTGGTGGCGCAGGTAACGACTACATATTCAATAGTATAATTGACGCCGACAGTATGTTAAAATTTAATCAAGACGATACCATTATCATAGAATGGTCCGGTGATCATAGATTAGATCATTTTATTGAAGACGGTGATTCAATTAGTTGGGTAACTCGAGGAGATCTTTCTCATCGACCAGTTGATGAATTTGCAATGTTAAATTCTTATTTTCCAGAAAAAGGATTGAAGAAAAAAACAATAAATTATATGTTAGCTGTATATCGATACCTTAAAGAAAAGAAAGTTAATTTTATTTTTACGTCTTTATATGATTTAAGAACTGATGAATATTCTGATCTTTTAAAAGAAATGTATGAAGATTGTTTTATATTACCGAGCGGAATGACAGAGTATTTTTTAAAGAAATTTGTTTATACTGGATTGTCTAAACCGGGTTGGGGACATCCTGATTTTACAGTTCATTATGAATTTGCCAAAGAATTTGCAAATAAATTAAAAATTGAATTAGATCCAGAGCCTAACTTATCAAATTTGTTGGATCTTGTAGGAACTGAGGAAAATTATCACGCATACGCAGATCGTATCTTGGCACACCCGTTACATAAGACAGTATTACACCAATTTTATTCTTCATTGCCCAATCCAACTCCTTATATAACTGAGCTAACACCAAACTCTTGGGAAGTATATCAAACAATTTTACAAGATGTATTAGACAAATAATGGAGATTAGATTTGGATTTTAATTTAACACAACTAGTTAAGAAGGACGCTCCGCCGCCGGAACGTCCGACTGAAGATATAGCAGACGCCCGCCATCGATCAATGATGGATGCTATTGCCCCGTATGCTAAAAAAACGCAACAGTCTAACGTTACATCTGTATATGTTGACTATAAGACACGAAACACTAGGTTAATCCTAGTGCTATGTCCGGAGTGGGCACCGGACATGCCCCCGTTTAATCTTGCTCGGTTAAGCGGTATTGCAAAAAGTTCAGGATATGAAACTCATATATTAGATCTTAACATACGAGCCTACAATGAATATATGGGCAACTGGCAACCAAATAACCTGTTGCCTTTTAGGTTGTGGGATTCGAGTGCCAGTTGGCATTGGCTAGGTGATACCTATATGCGAGAGATACACCCGTTGCTAGAACCTCTTCTAATGAAGGCTTGTGATGAGATTGAAGCAGCCAACCCAGAAATTGTAGGATTTAGTGTTTACTATATCAGCGAAGAACCTACTAAATGGATGTGCCAAGAACTAAAACGCCGTATGCCAAATCTTAAGATTGCAGTGGGCGGAAGTAATGTACAAAAGTCTTGGTTTGTTATACAAGATTATTACGATTATGTTGTTAATGGCGAAGGAGAACAAGCATTATTAAACATACTAGAAGAAGTTGAAAATGGAATTAGCCACGACTCTCCGCAATATATAACACAACCAGAAGATCAACGCATTAGTATTAACGGCCTGCCTATGCCAGACTACGAGTCAATTGATTTTAGTCAATATAAAATACCCAACGGAGTTAACAGTGAGATTAGCCGTGGATGTACTGCCAAGTGTACATTCTGTGAAGAAACACACTTTTGGAAGTATCGCCAACGTCAAGCAGTTGATCTTATAACAGAAATAGAATGGCTGTACTATAACAAAGGTACGGATGTTATTTGGTTTATTGACAGTCTAGTTAACGGTAACCTTAAAGAACTACGTGCCTTTTGTAAAGGCGTCGAAGCAAAAGGATTAAAGATACATTGGACAGGTTATGCCCGTTGCGACGGCCGCATGGACCTAGAATATTTTAAAGATTTAAAGGCTGGTGGATGCATTATGTTAAACTATGGCATAGAGTCCGGCAGTCAAAAGGTCTTAGACGATATGGCCAAGGGTGTTACTATTAAGGAAATGGAGGACAATTTCCGAGATGGCAAGGCTGTTGGTATTTACGCAGCAACTAATTGGATTGTAGGTTTCCCATCAGAAGACCTACAAGACTTTGCCGATACAATGACATTCTTGTGGCGTATGCGTAATATGAATATTAATAATATTGGTGCGGGAGTTGGCTTTGCCATGGGTCCTGAGACTATTGTAGGTCAAAATCCCGATAAATTCAATCTGGGCTATCACAAGTATCACGGACATTGGATCACTACAGATTTTACAAAAGGTGGAACTCATGTAATGACTAGGGTAAAATCTTTTTATACATTTATTGATTTCCTAAAAGATTGTGTATCAAATGGAAAAATTAGTTATCCTGCAAGAGATTCGTTGCCTAGAGATCATTATAAAATTAAATTACATAATCCATTTACTATTAAAGAAATTGAATACGAAAAGTTTGATTATAATATTATTAAACCTAACATTAATCCATTTGCAGATGCATTAGTAAATGAAATGTGGCCTCTCTTTAGAATGTTATGGAGAACTCGTGGAGGGTATGATGCTGATATTAAATTTAATCCTGAAATTGATTTAAGAGAATTTGGAACCCAATTTGGCCCCGGAATGTATACTGCAATATTTAAATTTAGCATCAATGATTTAGGTATATGGTCCGCTAATTTTGATTTTAAATTCAATCAAAAGATTCGCAATCCTGATGAAGATCACAAGTCTAGAGAAAAAGAAAGAGAAGGTGCGTTCTATGCTCAAGATTACAGTCGTATAACAAGCAACACGGCTAAACGTGCTAGAAAATTAGCTAAACCAAACTGGTCTGTTGAAGCTGGCCGAGATGATTCGCAGTTTGGGGATATGTTAAAGGAAGAGGAAAAACTTAACTCCACATTGGATTTTTCGTTTGATTATCATTATACTTCAGTAGGGGATTGGGGCAATGCATCTTATGCTATAAATGTTCCAAATAAGACTTCTGTAGAAATTCCAGAAAAAGAAACAATGTTTACTATTCCTATCTCAAGTATTAAAAAGAAAGATGATGTAATAATTACAGAAATTTGAAAAGTTATATAACACTATGAACATTGTATTAGTAACAGGTGGTTTTGATCCACTACATAGCGGACACATTGCATACTTTAAGGCTGCTCGACAGTTAGGTAATCTTTTGGTTGTAGGTGTCAATAGCGATGCATGGCTTGCACGTAAAAAGGGTAGATCGTTTATGCCATTTACTGAACGTAAAGCTATCATTGAAAACTTATATCAGGTACACCGAGTTATAGAATTTAATGACGATGATGATAGTGCTATAGATGCTATTAGGCAAGTAAAAGAAATGTTCCCTAGAGATACAATAGTATTTGCCAATGGTGGCGACCGTACAAAAAACAACATTCCAGAAATGGTCTTTGATGATGTAGAATTTGTGTTTGGTGTAGGTGGTACTAATAAAGCAAATAGTAGCAGTTGGATATTAGAAGAATGGAAAGCACCTAAGACAGAGCGCCCCTGGGGATACTATCGAATACTGCATGAAGTTAGCGGTACTAAGGTTAAAGAACTAACAGTAGAACCTGGACAAAAATTAAGTATGCAACGGCACAAACATCGTGCAGAGTATTGGCTGGTAGCAGAAGGCCAGTGCATAGTGCATTCAATGATGCCTAATGGGTATGCTCTTCCTCCAACTGAATTGTCAACGCATCAATCTTATAAGATTGCCAAAGAGGATTGGCACCAGCTATCTAACCCATATGATGTTCCCTGCAGGATAGTTGAAATACAATACGGAGATGCCTGCGATGAGTCAGATATTGAGCGTAGATAAAGATGCATTCAGTAGTGGACAAGTTGGCAGTAAGATCTGGCTCTGTGAGGAACTAGAGAAACTGTTTTCTAGTATGGATACTGCCTGGATCTATGGTGGTTGGTACGGAATTACAGCATTTTTACTACGTAGTAGAGGGCAATTAGATATAGGAACAATCAGAAGTTATGATGTTGATCCCTATTGCGAACAGGTTGCAGATATGATCAATGAGAGTTGGGTTTATCAAGATTGGAAGTTCAAAGCTCATACCGCAGACTGTAACAAATTAGATATTAAGTCAGCTCCGCCTGATTTACTAATTAACACCAGCACAGAACACTTTGATAGCTTTGATTGGTGGCACAGAATTCCTAAAGGAACTGTTGTTGCACTACAAGGCAACAACATGATACACAATGACCACTACATACACAGTACTTGCCTAGCAGAATTTGTAGCACAGTTTACTGTAACTGAGCAGTTATACGCAGGAGAGAAACAATTTATCTACCCTGATTGGAGATTTACTCGGTACATGTTAATTGGAGTTAAATAAAATTATGCAAACTATTAAAAATTTATATTACTGGATCATAAACTGGAAAAAACGCCGCCAAATGAAAAAACGCATTGAAGAGTTGCGTAAGCGAGATCCGTTTATCTACAAATAATATGGATTATATTGGGCTAAGTTGCGGTTTTCATGATGCCGCCGTAAGTGTTATTGATTCTTCTGGAAATATTGCATTTGCCGGACACAGCGAACGATACAGCAAGCATAAACACGATGATAACCTTTGTGTATCGATAATAACAGATGCACTAAAATACACTGAAAATTATCAAATACACTATTATGAAAGACCGGTATTAAAGTATTTGCGACAATTAGTAGCAGGACAGAAACCTATCCTTGCTAATCTAAATGTTAAGAATATTATCGGAGCCGGTAATATGGAGTTGTTGGGCAACAAAAAAGTTTATACTCATAATCATCACCTAAGTCACGCAGCCGCCGGATTTCAAACAAGTCCATTTGATGATGCTACGGTTGTAATCATTGATGCTATTGGCGAGTTTGATACCATTACTATATGGCATGCCGAGTACGATAGTGATACTGGCAAAGCTGAATATAAAAAGCTATGGTCTCAATCATACCCGCATAGTATTGGATTATTTTATAGCGCAATGACTGATAGCGTGGGATTACGGCCAATGGATGAAGAATATATTCTTATGGGGATGGCTGCCTACGGTACCCCTAAAGTAGATTTAACTAAACTCGTAGCCAACGAAACAAAATTAACATTTAACTACAACCTACACAAGGGAGTAGATCCAGCTATTATCGAAGGCGCTGATCAATATGATATCGCAGCCAGTAGCCAGGCGTTAGTTGAAACACTGATAGCAACTGTAATTAAAAAAGCTAAAGGTTTAGGACGTAGTAATAATCTAGTCTATGGTGGTGGTGTTGCTCTTAACTGTAGTGCTAATAGATTATTAGGAAACTACTATACCAATATTTGGATTATGCCCAATCCTGGCGATGCTGGGAGTAGCCTCGGAGCTGCCGCCTTAGGATACAGATATAAGGTACAGTGGACAGATGCGTTTCTTGGACACGACATTCCAGGACCTTATCCAGTTGATAACATCATAAAAGAATTGCACAATAACAAAATAGTTGGTGTAGCAAGTGGCCGGGCAGAGTTTGGCCCTAGAGCATTAGGTAATCGAAGTTTACTCGCAGACCCAAGAGGTCCAGACATTAAGGATCAAGTAAATGAAATTAAGCGTAGGCAAAAATTTAGGCCATTTGCTCCAGTCATTCTAGAAGAGCTAGCTGATATGTACTTTGATATGCCCCACGGTTGGAGTAACAGCAGGTATATGCAGTCAATTGCTCGTTGCAGGCATCCTCAGTTATTTCCTGCCATTGTTCATCACGATGGGACTAGTCGTGTCCAAACTGTCCCAAAGGGCGATTCAGGAATTCGAAGACTCTTAGAAAAATGGTATGACTTAACCGGTTGCCCAATGTTGCTTAATACAAGTCTTAACATTCGAGGTGAGCCAATGGTCAATGACAGAGTTGATGCGTATCGCTTTGAACAACTGTACAAAATCCAAGTCTGCTCCTAAATTTTACCAAAACCGGTTGCTTTTTACCAACTTTGACTGTACAATAGTCACTGTTGTATAACTATTTTACCACTAACGAAAAAGGAGGTCTTCAATGACTGAGTTAACGCTAGATAAAGAACAACCGGATGTAGATATTACTGCTCTAATAAAAGCTGTAAAAATTCTACTAATGGTAACAGCACTGATGCTTTCGGTGTTTATGCTTAAATGGGTAGTTGTTGATAAACTCGACAAATATATACCTGCTGAAGGTTCTCAAATCACAACAGCAATGCGAGAAAGGCAATTAGCCTGCCTTGCCACTAACATTTACTACGAAGCAGGCAATCAGCCCTTTGAAGGCAAAGTTGCAGTGGCGCAGGTAACTATGAACAGAACCGAAAGCGGCCTATATCCAGCCGACATTTGTAAGACTATCTACCAAAAGAACATTGTCTATGAAAAAGTTCTTTGTCAATTTAGTTGGGTCTGCGACAGGGCCGTTATGTCTAGACCTGTTAATCGAGCTACTTTTAAGGAAAGTGAAGAGGTTGCTAAAAAAGTTCTATTAGAAGGTTTCCGTTTACCTAGTTTAAAGGATGCAATGTACTTTCATGGAGATTACATTAATCCAGGCTGGAAGCGTGAAAAGATTACAAAAATTGGAAATCATATTTTTTACAAATAAGGACTCAAAATGAAATTTATTGGACTCATCTCTAAACTGGTTAACTTTGTCTATGTGTTTTTTAAGGATCATTTAGGCCATATTAGTGCTCATACCCTGGGCTGGATTACCATTGTGCTACTGCACTTTGCCAGTGTTCCTACCCTACTGGCAATGCTCCTAGCACAGAGCGACAAGTTGCCGCCTTACGATCTTATGCTGTTTGTTTGGGCCTCACTGACTACATTGTTCTTTAAATCGTTGATTGAAAAGAACTTCTTGTATGTTTCTACAATCTGCGTGGGATTTATTGGACAGGTAGTTATGTTGGGAATGATTGTATTCAAATAAATAAAAGAATGCGAATCACAGAACTTTTAGCTGAAAAAAAACTAGCCACCCCCACAGCCAGCCAATGCTCTGTGGGGCATTCTCGTTTAAGCAATGTACGTTATAGTCAATGCGTAAGTCATGGCTTACTAAAGCATGACAGCGATCACACAGCTGGAACTGGTAAACAAGGTGTAAAAGGTTCTGGAGTAAAGTTAAAAGGCCGCAAGCTCAAAAGCGCCACTCATGGCGGCCCAGTTAAAGATTACTCTTAATCTTCGTCATCAACTTCGGAATAAGTTGCCACAACCTTTTCTAGGAACTCGTGGAAATCTAAACTTCCCCAACATTCATCAAGTTCGTAGTACTTTTCCTCGTTGTCGTTCCATTCTTCAACTCCGAGAATTTCCATGAGCTCATTAAAGGTGATATGCTCGCCCCGCATATTGCTGACCCAGACGCAGGTTAAAAAACTGCACATGAATATTAGGTTGTTATTATCAATTCCATATTCATCGCACCATTCACCTGTCTTATTAAGATAATAATCTATATCTTGAATTCGGTGTTCTAATTGAACAATCCATTCTTTAGTATCATTTCTAGACCAGTATGCCATATTAACTATACCCTCTGCTCTTATCTAGTTCTACACATTCCAGACATTCACAGTCCGGACAGTATTCGCATTTGGTACAACTATGATTGCAGTGTGCAGGACAACCGCATTTGCATTTAATCGTAAATCGTTTGTAGTTTTCAAAGTCATCCATGTATTGTTCCATGTTTTTCTCCTGCTTGAGTATTTATTGTGTAAATAACAGTATGATCAACATAACATCAAATGCTAAAACAAAGATTACCGACCTCTTGATGGAGGAGAACAATCCAAAACTTGCTTTAAGAACCTTTGTGCAAGGAGGTGGCTGTAGTGGATTTAGTTACGGATTTACCTTTGATGAAGAATTTAACGAAGATGATTTTGAGTTTCCAATTGGGGAATTTAGAGTCATAGTAGATGCTATGAGTATGCAATATCTCCAAGGTGCTGAAATTGATTATAAAGAAGACCTTTCTGGATCTAGCTTTTCAATAAAAAATCCTGGGGCAACCAGTACCTGCGGCTGCGGCTCAAGTTTTAGTGTTTAAATTGGTAAAAATTCAGTTGACAATCTGTTAAAATGAATGTATAATTGTTGTATGTTCAACCAACTACCCTTTTAATATGTCTGATTGTTACCGAGTTATTTCCAGTTTGGAAGACCACGCTAGTCGCCTAAACAAAGAAGCAATCCTAGAAGCAGAAATTGACAACGTAGAATTGTTTGAAGGCATGCGTATGGCCCTGGACAATCTCTACACGTTTGGTGTTAAGAAAGTCCCCACACATGGCGGACCTGATGGACAAGGGCTTCCTTGGGAAGCGTTCAAAGAACTCTGTCATCTGTTGTACACTAGACAACTCACAGGACATGATGCTCGCGATGCAATTGAACTTGCCCTAAGTGCAAGTACACAACGACAATGGAATGATTGGTATCGTCGTATCCTTATCAAAGATCTCCGATGCGGTGTCAGCGAAAAAACAATTAACAAAGTTAAAAAGAACGCTGTACCAGTGTTTGAATGCATGTTGGCGCATGATGGTGCCAACCACGAAAAGAAAATCACAGGTAAGAAACTCCTTGAGCCAAAACTTGATGGAGTTCGTGTTATTACGATTATTAATGCAGAAAACAAGACTGCATCAATGTACACACGCAATGGAAAGGAATTGGAAAATTTTAGTCACATCACTAAAGCAATTGAAGCCAATGTTGAATTGTTTGAACGTAGCATTGTGCTAGATGGTGAAATGGTTAGTTCTAGTTTCCAAGCACTGATGAAACAGGTACATCGTAAAAGTGATGTTCAAAGCAAAGATGCTCGCTTGATGTTGTTTGACATCTTGCCACTTAGCGAATTTCAAAAGGGCAAAAGCGTTCTCGGACAAAAGCGCCGAAGCAACCTACTCCGCAGTATGAAAGCCACTTTTGATAAAGTAGGTAGTATCGACATCATTCCACAAATTGAAGTTGATTTGGACTCAGCAGTAGGTGAACTACAATTTAAACAATACAACAAAGATGCTATCGAATCAGGCTTTGAAGGTATTATGATCAAAGATGTAGATGCTGAGTATGTATGCAAGCGTCATGTATCCTGGCTCAAACAAAAGCCATTTATCGAAGTTAGTTTAACAGTTGTAGCAGTTGAAGAAGGAACGGGTAAAAATGAAGGACGCATGGGTGCAATTATCTGTGAAGGTGAAGACGACGGCAAGAAGATTGCAGTCAATGTTGGCAGCGGTTTCACAGACGATCAAAGAACAGAGTTTTGGGAAAGTCGAGAAGCTATTCCGGGTCAAGTTGTGGAAGTCCGAGCGGATGCGGCAACCCTCAATCAAGATAGTGAAAACGTATACAGCCTTCGGTTCCCTCGATTCCTTCGATTCCGCGGCTTTCGAGCAGGCGAAAAAATTTAATATGATTTACTATATGGAAAAAGAAGCCATAAAAGATATACTCTACGGCGGACTCACAGAGTTAATGAATAATCAAGATTTTTATTATCGAAGCACTGCTGGGTCTGACTACAGTAAATGGACTGAAAAAGGCAGTGCTGTTATGCTTGAATATGTAACATCTATGAGCAGGCAGATACATACAGCAGAAGATAAATTATTGGATAAACGAGCTAAAAATTTGGTAATTAAAGGTTTAAAAGGAGAAACAGTTTAATCGTGGCTAAAGAAGACGTAATCAGCCTTGAAGGCAAGGTTGAAGAACTACTACCCAACGCAATGTTTAGGGTAACACTAGAGCAAGGCTCTACAGTATTGGGGCACATCTCGGGAAAGATGCGCCAGAATAGAATAACAATCCTGCAAGGGGATCGTGTTAAAGTAGAAATGAGCCCATACGACTTAACCAAATGTCGTATTGTTTATCGGTCAAAATAAAAGCCCTTTTCAGGGCTTTTTTATTCTAAGTAGTTTTTCCAACTTGGGTGTTGAAAATCCCAACTTAGTTTCTTACGTTTCTCAACCAACTGAAAGTAGTTAGGGCGATAAGGCTTGGCTTTGGGAACAATCTTCTTGTTGTTACCTTTACTGGCATTACAATTAGAACAAGCACACACGGTATTTTCAAATGTAGTCTTCCCACCATGACTTACTGGCAATACATGATCTAGAGTAGCAGTTTTCTTGTTAACATCATCCCCACAGTATTGGCAGATATATCCGTCACGAAGGAATACATTATGTTTAGAAAAGCGGATGCTGGTCTTGCGTTTTTCGTATTCTTTTAGGATCATAACACTGGGCACGGGTGTTTCCCAATTTTCACTATGTACAATCCAATCTTCATAAAATTCCAATGGTGTGGCCTTATCAAGTACCAAATACTTGATAGCATCTTCCCAAGGAATTGTTGATAATGGCAGATATGAAATTGGACTTCCGTCTGCGTTTAACATTAAAGTTGTTGACATGGTTTTACTACTGATTATTGTTCCATAGTATTTATTGTAGCATATAATACTGGAAAAGTCAATGTTGTAATTTACTTATTTTTAGGCTAAATACCGATATGAGCTATTCTACTACCATCCATTCCGGCATTGTTAATCCATCAAGCCCCCTAAACGCCAAAGAAATGCAGGACAAACAGGACTTTGTTTCGTTTGATATTCCATTGTTAATTCGTGTACTTGAACTAGTGCGTGAAGATATTAAAACAGACAAAGATCTACATGATCTAGTAGAACGTATATTATCTATTAAGAATATGGGTGTTCTTAGCATGGATCAATATGAAAAGATTGTCAGTGTTCAACAGGGGCAAGAATTAGAATCAATTAAAAAATTAGCGGGAATTAGATAATGACCATTCAATATATCAACACAGGATCAAGTGCAAATGCCGGCAACGGTGATAGTCTACGATCTGCCTTTATTAAAGTTAACAATAACTTTTCTTACTTGAGTACTGCTAGTTTTGGTGGCGGTGGCGGTGGATATACTGGAAGTAGGGGAAGTACAGGAACTAATGGATATACAGGATCGGCAGGCATCAATGGATACACTGGTAGTCAAGGGCCGACGGGAAGTATCAACGATCTATCTGATGTAATCATTCAAAGTCCACAATCAAACGACTATTTAAAATACGTTGGAGGTACTTGGACAAATTCTCAACTCTCTATACAAAACGATCCTACTCCTAGATTAGGTAATAATTTAGATACTAACGGGTACACTATTCAATCTAACTTAACAGGATCTTTTATTGTATTAAAAAGCACGGCTACTGGTATAGCACTGCAAGGTCCTGTAATTATAGGATCTCCTACCCAAAATATTGATGGTAGTTTATACATTTCTAGAAACACTTATTCTGCATCATTATTAGATTCTCTTACTTTTGCTCAACATCATGATAGTCAAGATGCAATTAATTTTAATTTATACAGGACCAGGGGTACAAGTACATCAATATTAGCGGTGCAGGATGGAGATGATATTGCAGATCTTAATTTTATAGGGCATGATGGCACCTCACGTTTTGCCGCAGCGACAATAACAGTAACAGTAGACGGCGCTGTTTCACCAGGTATTGTGCCAGGAAAAATATTTTTTGATTTGCGAGGAACGGATGGTGTAATAAGAAAACAAGCAGAACTAAACAGTTCAGGTACATGGAAGATTGATAAACTAAGCCATTTGTCTACCACAACTAGTTCAATTGTTGTTTCTACAAATTTAATTCCTTCAGCAGATGTAACTTACGACTTAGGATCTACATCCAGTCAATGGCGTAGTTTGTACGTAGGTACTAGCACTATCTATTTGGGTGGCGTAGCGGTGAGCATAGCAGGCGGCAACTTAACCATTAACGGCAATCCTGTCTCAGCAAGTACAAGTTCATCAAGTTTAGTAAATGGTACATGGACATTGGCATTATCGACTGCTGGATCAATTTTATTAAACGGTACAGTATTTTCTGGTGGTGCCGGATCTGCTACAACCTCAACACTAATTAATGGTACAAAAACAGTTAGCCTTGGCTCAACTGGTGTCTTATCATTACCGGCACAGGCTGTTCCACTAACCACGGTTAGCCAGATTACCACAGCCTCGATCAACCGAATCGGTGCCAGCACAGACACTGACGCAATCGCTGCCGCTCAAGACCTTTGGTTTGGTTATGAGCAAACGTGGGTAGATTTGCGAGACCAAGACGCGGCAACTATTGCTCCAGCAACTAGAACCTGGGCAGGATTACCTAGTTGGGAAGCATATCCGTTAATACTAGCGTATACGTCAGGCGGTGGTACTGGTGTTAGTAGTTTTCCATCAACAACCAACGCCGCAAAAAATGCTTACCTAGTATACAAAGAGTTGGCGTCCAACATTGACATTGTGTCGGGCGACAAGGTATTCAGTTTTGAAAACTCAGGAGTCTTGAGAGTTCCAGGAGTGATAACCAAAGACAACAGCTTGATATTGCAGAGTTCAGGAGTAAGTGGAGTATTACCAACTGGAAATTCTGCATCAATTAATCCCAACGGTAATCTTGGAAGAGTATTCATAAGAACCGATAATGGTACTACATTACGCACTTGGCAATTTGATATTGATGGTGTGTTGGCATTGCCAGGTAATTTAACATTCCCAGACTTAACAGTACAGACTACAGCTTGGACTGGCAGTGTATCCAGTTTGGTCAACAGTACACAGACTGTTAGTCTTAGCACAACAGGCAATTTAACATTGCCATTAGCAGGTAGGATAGTTAATAATAGCAACACATGGACTTTTAGTTCAAACGGCAACACAATATTCCCAACAGGACTTACACTGGGAGCACCGAGAGGGGTTAATACAGTCAACTTTACCTGTGCTGTTGATAAAGAGTTTCAAATTGAAACAGGAACTACCAGTACTGGTAAACTATGGCAATTTGGTACAACTGGTAATACAACTTTTCCAGGAAATCTCCAACTTAATGGCGGCAAAATAATTCTAAACACTGGCGGTAATGCTTATGTTGAGTCAGTTGATTATGGAGTTAATACTACTACTAGCGCAGTGAATATATTTGGCGGTCCTTACCAAAAAATTAAACTACGAGCCGGATTTGGCACAGAGGCTTACTGGACATTTGGCACGGATAGTACATTAACATTACCCGCAGGCGGAACTATCACAGAAGGCGGTGGCCTCACTGGTGCTATTAAACTCACACCCGCAGGTGGAGCCAATGCTTATCAAGCATTATTAATTTACCCAACTGCGGCCGGTGATGGTGACCACGTACACTTGACCGCAGGCGGCGGCGCTACTGAATTGTATCTTGGAGATGACAGCCGCTATGTCAAGTTAGTCAATGGTGGCAACGTAGAAATACGAGCCACTACTACCTCCTCTTCAGCCTCAGCGGCCTGGTCCTTTGGCACAGATGGTGCTATATCTACCACTGACCCTTTGATAATAAATGTTCCCAACGGTATACCAACTGGTGTTGGTGCTATTGCATCCACTACTGGCAGCTGGGAACAAAATCCGGCATCCAACTTGGCCACAACGGGCGGGTCAGGAACCGGACTGAGGGTTAGCGTTAGTAATAGTGGAGGGTACGCTAGTGCTATTGCTATTACTGTTGCTGGTACTGGATATCTTGATGGCGAACTTATAACAGTTACAAGTGGTGGCTCAAGTGCCTCATTTATTATTGCTGTTACAGGAACCATCAATTGGACATTTGGCACAGATGGTGGGTTGACATTGCCCAACGGTGCGGTATTGAAAGACACCGTTGATAATGCTATAGCATTTGGCTATGAAGCTGGCGAGACATCTCAAGGACTTGATGCTATTGCTATAGGTAAATGGGCGGGAGAAACTAATCAAGGATTAAGAGGTATTGCAATCGGCTTTCAAGCTGGATGGAACAATCAACAAGAAAGAGGCATTGCTATCGGAAGTGGTGCTGGTGTAAACAACCAAGGAGCATATGCAATTGCTATTGGTCAAGATACTTCAAACATCAATTCAGGCGCTAACTCTATTGCAATTGGCCAAGGTGCTGGAGGTACTGGTCAGGGTGAAAAATCTATAGCAATTGGTTTTCTTGCAGGTGTTGGTACATCGGCTACTTTTGCCAACAGCATTATATTAAATGCGTCTGGAGGTGTTGTAACGAGTGCTGCTGCTGGATTCTTTGTTGCTCCTGTTAGAAATCAATCAGGAGCTAGTGGTGTTGTACAATACAACGCAACTACCAAAGAAGTTTCATACAGCAATAATGTCACAGCTGAAAGTTTCAACACTGATCAGATCACTGTGGTGGGCAATAGAATCGCTACAACAGTGACCAATGCCAACCTTGAACTAGAATGCAATGGCACTGGTGGTGTGGTGATTAACACAGTAGCAGAGGCTACCACTGCCAGCACAACTAGAAGTGTTGGCTACTTGGGCATGCCACAAAATGCCAAGAGCTCAAGTGCCAACACAGTTATAGGTGATCAAGGCAAGCACATTTATATCACGGGCCCAACTACTATTACCATCGATGGTAGTCTAGCTTATCCAATTGGCACAACCATTACCTTTATCAACAGCACATCAACTGCTACGATTGCCATCACAACAGACACGATGGTCTTGGGTGGCGTCGGCACAACTGGATCGCGCTCGTTGGCTCCATACGGTATGGCCACAGCAGTCAAGGTAGCTGCCACTACCTGGTACATCAACGGAACAGGACTAACATAATATGACAGGCGTGGCATTTTCTGCAACCAATGCCGGTGGCGGAGGTTTCAATCAGTTGCGATTGTTCAGTCGTTCATCAGGCAGTGAAGTGCAAACAGCTGATATAGGATTTATTAAAGTCTATAATGGTGTGTTAACTCTGGCCAACGTTCAGTCGCTGTACGCAACTTATAAAACAAGATTTGGATACTAATGACAATAATTTTAATAACGCTGTTAATGACACATTTGACTATAGTATCAGTTACATTGTACCTACACCGCAGTCAAAGTCATAGGGGCGTTGAGTTTCACCCTGTACTAAGTCATGCCATGCGTTTTTGGTTATGGATGACCACAGGCATGAATACCAAGCAATGGGTAGCCATACATCGCAAGCATCATCAAAATACTGATATAGAGGGTGATCCGCATAGTCCTCACATATTTGGTATTTGGCCCATGGTATTTGGTGGAGTTAAGTTTTATAATCGTGCTGGCAAAGATGCTGACATGATTGTAAAATACGGAATGGGGACTCCCAAGGATTGGATCGAACGTACACTTTATACACCCCATAGCCGCCTGGGCATTCTTCTAATGTTAGTTATAGATTTGTTGTTATTTGGTGTATGGGGATTCCTAGTGTGGGGCGTTCAAATGATATGGATACCGTTTTGGGCGGCGGGATTTATCAACGGTGCTGGGCATTGGTGGGGATATCGCAATACCGACACCAATGATAAGAGTAAAAATTTAATGCCATGGGGCATATGGATTGGTGGTGAGGAACTGCATAACAATCACCATGCAGATATCGCAAATCCCAAATTTAGCCAGAAGTGGTGGGAATTTGATCTAGGCTGGATGTACATCAAAGGGCTAGAGTTTTTTAAATTAGCAACGCTTAAACGGTAAATACCACTATGAGAACAAAGGACAACATTCAATGAGTAGATATCATACACTTTACAACGCAGGCGCTGCAAAATTTACCACACTGCAAACTAATGCCACTACTAGTGTCAATACGTCAATTACCGGCCGTCGCATCACAGTGCTTACTATAGGAGCACATTTCATGGCTATGGGAACTAGCACAGTTACAGCAACTACTAGCAGTTGTGTCATTCCTAACAACAGTTATTTGGATTTTAATATGACCACCGGAACACATGTGGCATTTTTATCGCATACCGGAGTTGCTCATGTTACTATTATTGACGCTGATTGATTACAAACATATGAAAAAACTATTATTAACCCTATTATTAGCAGCCGCAGCCTTACCCGCTCTAGCACAAAAAACACCCAAGGGTGTAACCTATGACGCACAAATTCTACGAATTACTGATGGCGACACAGTTGTTATTGCAGCCCCATTCCTACCACCACCAATCAAGCCAGAACTGGCTATCCGTGTATTTGGTGTAGACACTCCAGAAAAAGGTTTCCGTGCTCAATGTCCTAGTGAAGCACAACGTGGCGAAGCAGCTAGTGCTTTTACCAAAAATGCCATTGCACAGGCGGCAGCTCAAGGCGGCAAGTTCCAAGTTACAATGTATGGTTGGGACAAGTTTGGCGGCCGTGTGTTAGGTGATATTTTAATCAATGGTCAGAGTCTACGTGCTGGCCTAATTGCCAACGGTTTTGCCCGTGAATATTACGGCGAAGCCAAACAAAGTTGGTGTAACTAACCCACCTTAGGGACCGTTGTCGTCACGGGGGCGAGCTTGCTTGCCCAGGCGTCCGCGCAATTGAACTGCTCCGCGTAGTGAGTGCCGTATAAAGTAAGCGGCATAAATACTTCACTATGAGAGCAAGAGAATTTACAATTAACATCCCTATTAACATTAAAATTAATGGTGATGGCCAACCAGAAATTGACATGGGCCAAGGCTCCGATGGACCAGCTGATCCCAGCGAATTAAAGCAGGATCCGCCCACAAATTTTATTCCTCCACTGCAACAACAAATAGAGTTGCAAAAAGCAGGCGTGGGCAAAAATAGCCCCGTAATACACGATCTTACACAAGACGAAGTAGATCCAGAAACCAAGCAATTGCCGTAACGGCTTCTAGGGAGAGTAGCCTAGATGCCCATTCAAAGAATACAGTCAGGCAGATTAATAACTGTCGAGTTAGAAGATTACGTTGGCCGAAAAGGCCAAATTTTCTTTGACGAAACAACTGGCAACATTCGACTAAGCGATGGCGTTACCCCTGGCGGCACTAAATTATTAAGTTCTGTAATACAAAGTGACACTGAACCTACTCCTGATTCACAAACAATATGGTATAACACTGTAGACCAAGGTCTATATATCTATGACATAGATCAATTAACATGGGTGCCAGTGAGTGCGGCCGGTGGCGGCGGCATAGGAGGAGGAGTAACTATTTTTGGTTCAGTGAATACCTCTACAGATCTTATAGTAGGGTATACGGGATCAATAGGCGCTGGATATATTGAAAAACCTACAGGAAATCTATGGGTATGGGACGGGGCAGCGTGGATTAATGTTGGAGAAGTGCAGGGTCCTAAAGGATACACTGGCAGTCGCGGAGCTTCTGGATATATAGGTAGTCAAGGGTATACCGGCAGTCGCGGAGCTTCTGGATATATAGGTAGTCAAGGTTTTTCAAGTATAATTTTAGGAAATGTACAGGTCTATACTGACCTTCCTGGTTATCCTAATTCCTACACAGGGTCGCCAGGTGATAGTTTCGTAGTAGTCGAAACTGGAGTTCTATGGACCTGGTACCAAAATTCCTGGCATCAGGTAGGTAGAATAGTAGGTTACAATGGCAGTCAAGGTTACAGCGGATCTCGTGGCTTTGTAGGTAGTCAAGGTATTGTGGGATATACTGGTAGCTTGGGCTATAGCGGTAGTCAAGGATACTCAGGAAGTCAAGGTTATAGTGGATCACAAGGAATACAAGGCTTCACTGGCAGTCAGGGTTATACCGGTAGTCAGGGTTATACCGGTAGTAAAGGTGACAAGGGCGATCAAGGATTTACTGGTTCAGTCGGATATGCAGGTAGTCAAGGCTATAGCGGAAGTG